ATCTTTGTTGGGATGCGCATAGAGTCTGGCGTATAGCTCAGACGCTGTGATGTAGTAAATCTGAATGAGCGCTTCTTGCCTATCGGTGTAAGGCGTATCTTCACGCAACACACCCATCAAGCGTGGATCAACCATGTAAGGGTGCATACCCTTCTTAGGGATGAGCTTGATAAAGGTTGAGTTGTAGCAAAGCGCCCAGTTAAGGGCTTGTGCAAACACTTGATCAGCGTTGGAGTTCAGCCACTCATCGTTAAGACCGCCCGTGAGCGCAGGAATCATCGCCTGGTAGCTTGGCGAAATAGAAGCACCCAGCGTTAGTGAGAAACGTGTGGTTTCTGCTGAGTAAAGAAACGATGAGAGTTGATCAATGTGAGGATAAATCTTGTTGTAGTAGGCAGGCGGTGCATCAATACCTGCCCCAAACAGGTAGTAAGAACGCAAAGAATCGTACTCACCACCTCGATCTTCAATGCTGACAGAACACTTGTTTACAAGGTCGTTGTAAAACGCCTCTCGATCGCCAAGTTCTGTCGGTATTTTCATGATTGAATCTTCAAGTTTTCATGGTCGTGCGTTACCACGCCTGGTTTCGGGCTTGCCAATCTTACTCCAGAGTTGCGAACCGCTGTCAACCCCCCAACCGTTTCATCCTTAATCGGGTTCAGATTGTAGTTGCCTACATTCGTAGGACTGCCCCATTGCACAGCAAACGGGTTCTGCGCCATTTGCTTTTGCTTGGCATTCAGTAAAGCATGAGGCTGTGCTTCACCTTCACGCACAGACTTGATGTCACTCATACCGTAATCCTTGGCAAGCTCTCTCATCGTAGTATCAGCTTGCTTGGTGCTATCAGACTTTAAGCCAACGGGTTGCAGAAACACCATTTGCACATCCGTGCAGCCAGCAGGACAGACTCCCTCTCTTGACTCAAAGAAACCATGCACAGGACATTTGTAGTCATGAACAACGCTCATCGCTTTCCTTTCATTTGGGTTTGCAAGTCTTGGCGGCGGTAATCTTCAGCCCTGGGGCGCACGCCAATGTCTAACTTAAAACCTGCCCCATCCCAAGCAATCAAAGAGCGCCTCACCATAGAAGGCTTTGGCTCCTCCCGATACTCCATGTAGCGTCTTAAACCACGCTGCATGATGCGTATTTCACCAGCAAGCACTTGTGCATAGGCTTTATTGACACGACGCTGCAAGCGCTCTGTTAAAGGCTCTGAACGCTTTAGGAAGACATCCCTTAAATGCGAATGATCAACACCACAAAGTTCTGCAAACATGGCAATTGATATACCTCGGTTCTTATCTGCAAGAAACTTAGGCATCTCTTCTAATAACTGCGCCTTCGTTCGCATTACACGCCAATAGCTTTCAGGTAGTTATTGATTGACTTTTGCATCACAGGCTCATCACGCACCACCTCTTGCTCAGCACGTTTTGCCTTCGTGACTCGCAAGGCCATTAAACGTGGCATTACTTGCTCAGCAAAAGCAACTGTTGCCAAGGCTGTGGCAATCACCCGATCATCTTTATTTCTGCCATGTGCAGCAATACCACCCATATCTCGAATCACAGACTTCATTTCTTCCAGCAATTCCATCGAACGTACGGTCAACATCCCGCGTTCAAAGTAGTCCTTGAAGTAATTCATCATCCGTTCTTTGGATGAGTGTGTCGTGAGGTAGCCGATGGAGTTCGATAGCCCACCTAGCGAGTCATTACGCCGCCAGAGATAGTGCGACATGTGACCTAAGACATCCATTAAGCCTCTAGCCTTTTGAGCGTCATAAGTCTGTGCTTGGCGTTTAAGGTTACGCATTTCATTGATGACAGCCTGACCTGGGCCATTGACTTCCAAGTTGAGTGTGGAGTTGCGATAAGCACCAGCTAAATAGCAAATCACCCAGGCAAATTGATACGTGTTGAGTTCATTGGTTGCAAACTCAGCCACTTGCTCCAAACCGTCAGCATAGGCTCGATAGACCTGAATACAGAAGCGATCAGCCCAGTCTGAAGAACCATAAGCAGGGTCAGCACCAATGACATAGAAAGCATTGTCAATCGGTTCTTCCCAAATCTTTAGCGTCGCCAGCTTTTCCGTGGACTTTATAAGGGTTGTGTCTTCAAAGAATTGACCAAGGGTGAATCGATAGAAGTCAGGTAATGATTCCTTGGCGGCACGAGCAGCATCCGTACAGCGAGAGTGTGAGAAGAACGATGTGCCTGTCATCACAAAGGCATAGTCTTCCGTTGGTGGGAACTCTTGATACATCAAGGCTTCATCTTTTAAGCCTTCATACATCTTCCATCGCCACCAAGCCATCTGGCGTGAGTTGATCTCAATGCCATAGAGTTTCTTAATGTCTTTCGTCCACTCTTTTTCTTCTGGGTTGAGCTTTCCATCCCAGTACACCTTGTACTCCTTGGTGTCTGCTTCCAGGGAATAGAGTTCATTGCGCCACCAACCACAAAAGATCGCTCTTTGGGTTCTTGCCCGTTTAGCCACTGTCCACATGTCATGCCACATGTTGAAGCCACGAGCCGTTGATTCAAACAAGTAAAGACGATTCGGGTTCTTTTCAGCCAACGACGCTAGCAGTGATGCCAAGCCTTCTTCATCACCCCAAGAAGAAGTCTCCGTGCCATGCAAATAGGTAATACCCTTGCCTCGCCCTAACGAACCCTTAGCTCTTAATCCCGCCACCTGGTAGAAAAGCCTGCTACGGTTTTTCAACACCATCTGATTCCTGTTATGCGTCACCAGTGGAATCTTGTATTCCGGTGGCAAGCCATCCATGTACATGGCAAGCGTGGTTCTGAACTGGTCTCTGTTCTCTTCCGTATCCGTTGTAAGCGTTCCCTGAAATCCAGGGTGCTTAAAGTGCCAGTAAAGATCAAGTGCCAGTGAGATCGTTGTAATCCCAAGCTGACGACCTTTGAGAATGACAAAGAAGTGAATGTCATCATTCAACCCCTTGGCAATCTCTTGCATCACATAGGTCTGGCTTCCAAGTAAACGATTGCCTAAGCGCTGAATCCCTAACTCTTTGGTTTCAACCTTGAGTTCCTTGCAGAACTTGTAGAAATGATTGAGATCAAAGTTCATTCAATGCCTGGTTCATATTCATAGTAAGTGCAGACCTTCTCAGCAAGTAAGCCATCCCTCATGCAAATGAGGACAACATCCTTACCTTCAAACGTTTCTTTTACACCAATCTCTTGGCTGTAGTGGCAGTTTCTGCAATCGGGCTTCAATTCCATAATTTTCCTTTAACCACAACACCGTCTTTTGCTCATCAGCACTCAAAGGACGTTTCTTTCTCTCATCTTCATACCACTTCATCGCCAAATACGGATAGCTTGGATCACCCTCTGCATACTTCGTAATCCATCTCACCGCATCTTCATGCTTCACTCAACCCTCCACACCCTTACTCCACCTTCTACAACCCTCGCTGTAAACTTCTTCCCAGTCTTCTTCCATTCTCTATAACTCGCATTACATACCTTAGATAGGTTTCCATCTGGTACTAGGAAACTATCTCCTGGTTGCATCAAAGCATAGGGATACTTCCCTACCTTCTGCTTCACTGGTATCTCTATTCCCTTCTCTAACACAGTCATCTCGGTACATCTCCTTATTGTCGATCTTGAGATAATAACCGATGCTTGTGTTCTTTATGCAACTCAAGATGGTGTTGCTTGCAAAGCCAAGAAATAGCTAATGGAGCTGAGTAATCGGCATGGTGAGCTTCAACTTTTAATTCACCGCAAACAAAGCATGGCTGCTTGTTTATCTTGCCGCTTTTAAGAGCGTCTCTTACGGCCCATTTAACCTTAAGCCTGTCTTTGTTCCTTTGCCACCATTCGCGCTTCTTTAGCGTTGAGTAACCAGGATTGGCGGCATTCCATTTGTCCATGTACGCCTTTTTATCTTTTGTCTTTTGCTTCCAATCGACAGGCTTGTTGGCATTCTTCTTATCTCTGTACGCTTTTTGGTAAGCGGCAATACAAGCCTTGCATCTGCCCTTAGATTGATAGTAGTCGTTCAAAGACTTTTTAACGCCGCAACCAGAACATTCCAGTGTTTGTTCAGTCATCACTATCTCCATACTAGAAAAACATTTCCAGTATAACCCCGATTTACTTGGGGCGGGGACGAAGATAGTGCACTCAAAACCCAGGCCCCCGTCCCATTCAACCAACCAATCAACGAACGAACTAGCTCGATCGTGTGGCCAGATTGCTGCCCGATCTGCCCTCGAGCACGTGCCTGCTCATGCACTACGCAATGGAAAGGCTCCACCCTTTTACCCAATCCGGCCCCTATAGTATTTAACTATTAATAGGACAGATATAAGAGCCTATATCTATCTTTCCCCAACGCAATCTTAAGACCCCTATATGTATTTACAGAACTACACACAATAGGCTTTATATATTTATATATATGTAAAGGCTTTACCAAAGACTGTAACTAGTCATTTAGCATACTAAAGTCTAATAGCATCACTACATTTATATAGGATGATTCTCGTTGTAGTACATCACTAACCAAAGGAGAAACATCATGTCACTAGCAATCCATACAAAATATATTGGCCCAACCAACACTCGTGGCGCACGTATCAAGGCAACTTGCATTCGGGATAAAGATAGCAAGTGGACAGCTATTGTTAGCTTTGAATACGCCGCAGATAGTGAGACAAGGCACTCATTAGCAGCTAAGGCATTGCTAGCCAAATTCGCTCCAGGCCTGCAAGAGGAAACGCTCTGGTGCTGCGGTAACACGCTTGATAACCTTGGTTACGTGTTCGCGATCTATCCAGAAGCTGTAAAGGCCTGATTTCAGCTTATAGCCCATTGCAACCAGTGGGCTATTGGATGCAATCAGCATCACTTAACCAATGGAGATAAACATCATGGACGACAAAACCATTGAAATGCACAAAACCATTCTCATGGCCTACATATCACGCCTTACTTTGGCAGATTTTCAAGATATGCACCATAGGGCTAAAGACTGTACTTATGCGGGTATGAACCTAGGCAATCAAGCACAAATTAATGCTCACGCATCACTTTACGCTTCAGTGTGCAGGGCAATCGGGAACATGACCAGGCACGACCAAGAATTAATCACTCAAATTATCGAGCGTGAAACATGCAGCCAGTAACCGATAGCCAATTGCTAGCAATAGCCCCCGATGGCTCGCCTTTACGCTCATGGACTGAAGGCGATAAAACCTTTCGGGAGATATATACCTACATCAAAGCACAGTCAGGCATTGTTTACGGTGTCATTAACGTCATCGAGGTAACACCATGCAAAGCCTAATCGACTGGCTTATCGCCGTTCTATTTGGCATTGCCCTTGCCTGCGCGATCTTCTTTAACCTATAGGAAAACATCATGAGCACTACATACCGACTTTGCATGAAATTAGCTAATGTTCATCAACCTTGGTTCACCAATCCAAACGAACAAAAGCAAATGCAACCATGGCGAGTCAAACAACGCGAAAGGCTTGCTGATTCATTGTTCCAAGCCACCTGGCGAGCCGACAAAGGCGCTAACTGGCAAGCGCATCAAGCCGACATTATGCTTACTGCCAACCTGGCATCACTCATTCGCCAAGACATGACACCAGCAGCAGCCCTTGAATACTTAGGCTTGGTCTAATCTCACAATGCCCCTAGAAGCCCTTTAGAGGGCTTTTACGGGCTTTTCTTACCTTTACTTGAGTCAACCTACATGGAAGAACGTCAAATGCCCTCATGGATCGATTTAATCGATCATCAAATCCAACCTGATAAATGGTTTCGACCGGTCGATCAAGTCTGGCGCGAGTACGGTTGGAAGCCGCCTTCGACCGAGTGCATCGAGACCATGCGAAAGCACAAAGCCTTCCGCACCTGGTCGCATTACACACCCTCGCGGGAGTCCCAATGAAGATCGATCAAAACAACCCAGAGAACTTGCAGGTGGGCTTACTGGTTGCAGCACATACGATCAAAGCACAGAAAGCATTGATCGATGAACTGGTCGAGGCCTTATGGGGCATGGTTACCAGTTATCACGCTGTTGAATACATGGAAGAACATATGCAGCAATCATCAGCAAGAGCTAGAGCTGCCATTGAGAAAGTAAGAGGTAAACCATGAGTAAGAAGCAATTAAAAGACCTGGAAACTCAGGCAAGCCTGGATCGATGGCAGGAAGAACTAGCAAGGCATGTCGCCTACCTGCCAGTGCTATGTGAGCTAGCTAATGTTGATGAACATGAACTGCACCGTGCTATTGAGATTCACTTTTATGTTCGCAGTATGAGCAAGGGGGCTATGCAATGAGTGGAAACAAATCAGCAAAGACACCATCCGATGGTTCTATGGCGTGGCAGTGCCAATGCGGTAAAGCGTATACGGTTACTTGTATTTCAAGCAAGCCATCAAAACAATGGGTTAGCTTGACGGATCAGGAAGTGTGGGAAGCGATTGATGATGTGCTTGAAGGCGGTGGTTGGCTTGATGTAGCGAGAGTACTTGAGCAAGCTTTTAAGGAGAAGAACACATGAGTGGAAACCACAACATGAAACTGATTGCTAGCCTGGCACAAGTCAATGATTTTGTAATGGTGCATGGCAATGAACTGCAAGCAATCCTTGATTACGTTGAAGACATGGAACAGAGGATCAGTATCGTGCGAGAACAATTGCAGTATCTGGTTGCAGAATCTGTAGAACCTGATGAGGAATACAGGGCTTAACCCCCTGGCTCCTCCCAAAGACCCCCCTACCCCAGACAAAAACGGGGTAGAGAGGGGAGGCTCCTCCGCTGTAAGCAGCATCTCGATGTCAGTCTCCTGACCCCTCGGCTTCGAGATAAGACCAGCCGCGCCGGTTATTCGGGAACTGCCCCCTAGTCCTAAGACATACGGCGTACCACCTCAACTCCGAGCCACCATGGTAAGTGCCTACTATCGTGCGGAGTACGGTCTGGTCAGAAACAAAAAAAGCTGTTTGGTCTGCACCCTGGTGAGAGTCCCTTGGGGGTAAGTCAAGGGCAGGGCACATACCAAACAGCTCTATCCGCTCTCACACAGACAAGCACATTGTAGTCAAGCTCGCTAAGGCGCGGTAAGGCTCGCTAAGGCGCGTGAACCATATATCAGACAAACGGTTGATTTACTATGACATGCGTATGTTCCTAGTGTTCGCTTTGATGTATTATCCCTACTGTTGTACCTAACCAAGGAGAGGCAAATGAAGGTTTTGAAACTAATTGACTCAGATTTATATGACTTCAGACTGAAAGTAGTTCACATCATTGAAGCCTGCGCCAACGTCCAGCGGGTGCTTGCAGGCGAATGGGGCGGTTTGTCACCCTATCAAGTCCAGCGTCTTGAAGTGGTGTTTGAGAAAGCAGAAGAACTTAATCAAATGCTTAATTACGTCAAGAACCGTGACGCTCGCAAAGACATTAGCACTTGCTTTGATGAGGAGGCAGCATGAGAAATACAGGTGGGCCTGCGTTTCCGCTGTTTGCAGCAACAGGCCACAGCGGCATGACCTTGCGTGACTACTTTGCAGTAAAGGCCATGCAGGGATTTATTGATTCAGCCGCCGCCCAAGGCCATTTTGTGCCGCAGGACGATCAGTTGTCCAAGTGTGCATATGATTTAGCAGACGCTATGTTGAAAGCGAGGGAGCTATGACTAGCTTTGACACTGAGTCACGCAGGAAAGCTATCTGGGCCACAGATGCTAGAAAGATAGCCGATGGTCGTGCTGCCGATGTTTACTTAGAAAAGATCGGAC